CTACGACTTCGACGTGGAATGGCTGAAACAAACCTTCGGCATGGAGATCACTGGGCCGCGCATGAATCCGACCGGCCCCGATGATGGCAACGGCGCACTGAAGGCAGGGGGCTTCAATTTTTTCGGTTAGGCCCCTTTTACGAGGGGCTGCACCGCGCCATCCGCGACCTCTACGGAACGGATTCCGTCAACCTTTCAAGCGATGATAAAAGCCGTTTCAACAAGGTTTCAACGGCGTTTCAAGATGCTGCCAAATGGCTCCACTCGAAGAAGGCCTTCGTCCCGGAAATGCTGTCCGAGCCTGAACCCCTCGCGCTGATGAACGCCACCCATGACGTTTTGGCAGAGGAATTGGGAAGGCTGGAACGCAGCATCCCGGAAGAGATGGCCCGCGCCTTGGACGAGAACATCTTCCTCTTTTCCGGCTTCAAGACCTACCACGAAATGAATGATGTCTCACGCCTCCTGAAAGACGAGGACGGCGGCTTCAAGTCATTCGACCGCTTCCTTCAGGATATTCAGGCCATTGATGCCTCCTACAACCAGAACTGGCTTTATGCCGAGTACAACTTCGCCACGGCAAGCACCCAAATGGCCGCGAAATGGGCCGACATAGAGCGAGACGGCGACGAATACGACCTGCAATACAGAACGGCCCTTGACGGCCTTGTGAGGCCCGAACACGCCGCTCTGGAAGGCATAACGCTGCCGCCGTCCGACAAGTTCTGGAACGAGTACTACCCACCCAACGGCTGGAACTGCCGCTGCACCGCCGTGCAGGTACTGAAGGACAAGTACCCGACCAGCGATTCAGACCAGGCATGCGCCGCCGGTGAACGCGCCACCACCCAGATAGGGAAGAACGGCCAGAACAAGGCCGCCATGTTCCGCTTCAATCCGGGCAAGGCCGGGAAAGTATTCCCGCCCAAGCACCCCTACTACAAGGCACCCGCCGAGGTGAAAAAGCAGGTGAACGCGATCGTGCTGACAATGGTAACCTCCAACGGCCTTCCTGAAGAAGTTAGACTCAGACGAAAGGAAATAAGCACCGAGGCTAAGGAAACGCTCAGGTCGCAAATATTCCGCCATCCAAAATTGGATAAAAACATTGGTATTTCTGGAGGTGGTATTGATGAGTGGCTGAATCAACCTCATAAGCACTATGCTGAAAAGAATGAAATGCTTTTGAACATCAAATCTGTTATTGAAAAGTCTGATTACTTGGGAACCACAAAATACAAGGGAAGAGACTGTCATATTTTTGAAACAGAACTTTGCGGCGACAAAACATGGATAATCGTGACGGATGTAGCAGGAAGAGGATTGTCAATTCACAGCATTTCAGATGGTGAGGAGATTTTGAAAGACATAAAGAAACCCGTCTGAACTGGTTCTTGGAACTACAATCCAAGGCAACATTCAAACGGGTTATATCGCTGCAAAAATACAAAACTTTTGGATAACACAACATTAAAACGAAAAAAAAATGAAAGTTCAAATTGAGATTCCCAAAAAAGCCGTCAACTTAGCTATCGCTCAGATCAGCCAGTCGGCATCAAACGACGACGACCTCACCGCCCTCGAACAAGCAGTCAGTCGTTGCAACGACGAAGAAGTCACGGAAATAGACATCAGCGAGGAGGATGACAATATGCTGATTCGGATAGTACTCGCAATGAAAGCCATTGTCAAACGAGGTGAAGAGATAGAAAAGGAAAAAGAAATGTAACCGTGACGGAAACATATTGTGGTCATTGGAACTAAACGAAAAAGCATCCTAACCGTCGCCTTCCCCGTGAGAAGAGGATAACTTGTTAGGATGCCTTTCGGCTGCAAAAATACGAAACTTTTCAATAACCCAACAAAAAACACAGAAAAATGAAAAACCTACTGAAAAACATCGGCTATGCCGTCATCTGCATCATCGTGGCACCCGCTGCCGTCATCCACATCGCCTACCGCACTTGGTACTTCCGGCACTTTGTCATCGGCCCAGCCAGTCGAAAAGGCTCAGGGCAAGCGAAACCATCGAAATCACCAGAGCCGTCACGCTGATGCCGAAGGCCTTCACGTCGTTCTTGCTCTTCATGGCCTCCGCCTTGAAGCCGCCTTCCGAGAGCAGCGTCTGCCCTGCGACGGTTAATCCATTATGCTCAAGGTACCAGATCTCGTCCGACGTGGCCTCCTCGTCGTGGGTGGGATGGTCGGGGTCGGCGAAGTCGAAACCAAGCCCCTCCGGCTTCGCGGCAGCCTTCAGCAGTTCGTCCTTGCGAAGGGCCCAGTCGATTTCCTCCCCATAGAATATATAAAGCAGCTTTTTCATGCCGCGAAACTACGAAACTTTTGGATAACACAACAAAAACAAAGAAAAATGATGGAACTCAACAAAATCTACAACGATGACTGCCTCGAAGGCATGAAGCGCATCGCCGCCGCACAGCCCAACCCCGAAGGGGTCTGACTACCATTAACCCCACACAAGCCCAAGCGCAGTGTGGGGCAGCAAAACAACAAAACGAAAGAAAAAATGGACATCAAGAAGAAAATCCTGAAAGACCTCCGCGTCGAGCTCTCCGACGAGTTCGACAAGAATTTCCAACGCAAGGCCTTCTTTACACGCAAATGGCCACCCCGCAAGCGTCACAACCGTAAGGGTACGTTGCTGATGGTGACCGGCAAGTTGCGACGTTCTATCCGTTGCACCATGGGCAACGACTCCGTGACATGGGAGACCTCCGAGAAGTACGCCGCCATCCACAACTACGGCGGAATCATCTATGTGAAGCCACATCACCGCACCATCCACCGCAACGGCAAAGCCATCCGCCGGCAGGTGAAAGGCTACAGTTACAAGATGCCGCGCCGCCAGTTCCTCGGCGACCACCCCGAGGTGCACCGCCGCGCCGAGGCCGTCGTCCAGCGCAACCTGAAGAAGGCTGCCGACGACCTCATCAAAAAACTGAAGTTCCAATAAACACGAAGCCCCGACGAACCCAGTTCGTCGGGGCTTCGTCGTCCCCCCCCCCCGGGGCAGCCCGTGTGGGGGGGGGTTCCGTCGTCCCCGTCCCCGCCATTGCGAGCGAAGCGCGGCAATCCAGGGCCGGGGGCTTCAATCGGACAGGCTCAACTATTCCGGATGCGCCGCCTTCCATATCGCGTCGCGCAGCACGCGCAGGTAGTAGAGGTTCTCGGCCTGCGCCGCGCCGGGCACCAGCTCGTCGGCGCCCGTGATCAGCTTGTCGGCGTAGTCAAACGCCACCTCGTCGACCATCTTGGCCAGCCGCTCCGCCTCGATGTCGCGGGTCAGCAGCTCCGTCAGGGCCGTCATGTCGGGTTGCATTACCATAGCTCGTCCTCCTTCCCGTATCTTTCGTAATACTTCGCACCGCGGTTCTCTCGCTTCTGCTCGAAGCAGTCGCGCAGGCGGTGCATCATGTAGTCGGCCATCACCTTGGGGCTGGCCTCGTCCAGCATCTCGAACAGGTCTTCCTGCCCGACCAGCACCTCAAGCCTGACCTTCTTGCCCTTTGAGGGGAGGATGCTGAACCCGTCGGCTTTCAGCTGCAGCTTCATAGCGCACCTCCTTCCTTCTGCTTGCGGGCGTTCTGGTTGCCCAAGAGGCCGCGCTTCCCCTCGATGTGAACCGGGGGCAGCGGGTTGTTGATGCGCGTGCGCTCGCCGCTCAAGAGGCGGTCGGCCATCACGGCGGGGCTGTTGTTGAGCATGAATTTCTCGCGCCGCTCGAGCGCC